ATGATGTATTTAGGAACCAAAATGTTACAGCGTTTTTTGATCGCTATGGTGCTAAATTAGATGATCTATCAAAAGCTCGTAAATTAGATGATGCCAGAGCTATGACTCAGGCTAGTACTGAATTACGTAGGCTTGCACCTGAATTTGGTCCGTCAGCAATTGATGAGTTTATTCGTGGTGGCGTTAAAGATGCCGCTACTGCTAAATCATTTTTAGCAAATGGTGAAGATATGAGAGCTATTCTTGGTGGACAAGCTGCTCGTAAAACTCCATTAATTCCTAGATTAGATGCTGCTCGTAAAACAAGAATTAATTTTTATACTACTGCAAACAGAGTATTTGATTTAGATAAAGTAGGTCAAAGAATAGTTAGTTCTCTTTATGGAACTGATAAAATTCAAACTGAAGATATCATTACCGGTCTTACAGGTAGGGCTGAAGATATTGCTGTTCAAGAAAAAAAGGTTGGCAAGATACGCCAAGATGGATCTGTTCGTCTAACTATGGATACTATTCAAGGTAAGATTGATAGGTTTGCTCGCAAATTTTCAACCATCCCATTTTTTAGAGATGGCTGGTTTGATGTTAATTCTCCAGATGGAGCAACACAGGTATATCGTCTAGCTCGTTTATCTAATAGTAGATACCATTCTAAAATTATTTCAGAAGCATTTGCTGCAGGTGATGAAGGTCAAAAGAAACAAATCTTTAAAGGCGTATGGAATACTATTGCCGAAGTTCGTGGTGTAAGTAAGACTAAAATTGGTATTGACAATCTAGCTGAGCAAGCAGGAACTGCTAGAGCAAAACAATATGCACCTACTATAGTTACTAAAAGATCAGTTAATGAACTTGGTGATGAGGTAATTGAGAGATCAAACCCTGCCAATTTTGATGGTGAGCAAATGGCAATCTTTGGATATCAACTATCCTCTGGTATTTCAGTTCCGTCAATTGTAGATTTAGATAGATTATCTGCTCGTTCAGGTTTAATAGATAGAATGTTGGGCGTATCCCATTCTAAGTGGGCAGATCGTATGACATCATTCTGGTCATTTGGTACTATTGCAGGACCTCGTTTCCCAGTACGTAACGCAGCAGAAGATCTTATGGTCCACGTTGCTGCAGGTGATTCTACTTGGGGATTAGTAAAGGGTCGTATTCTTTCAACCCGTTTACGTCTTGCTAGTAAAGATCAAAAACTTGGATTCATCAATAAGTTAATTCGCCAGTCAGATCTTAAAAAATATCAAGATGAACTAGCGCCACTTATCGCTGCAGGTGATACACAAGGTGTTCAGGTAGTTATGGCTAAGGCATTATTAGAAGATGGACTAGGTCACAAGTTTGATAAAGTAGGATCAGAGATCCTTGCACAACACGCTAGATTAGGATACCTACCAGATACATTAGCTACAGTATCTGAAGGTGGTAAGTATGGTGTATTAGGTGCAGATCAATATCTAAACGTTACAGATGATGTATCTAAGTTTGGTGCTAATGCAGGCGCATTAGAGTTTGATGGTATTAAATGGAAGAAAGATTTTGGCGGAGACTTTACTGAGTTCAATCCAGTAATGAATCAGCAAGCCCGTATCTCTTGGTTTGTACAATTAAACGTATTAGCCAATGATGAATTAGGCGGTATCGCTATGCGATATATGGGTGATACTCCACAGGCTAGAGAACAAGCAGTAAAAGAAATTACAAAGTTTCTTGATAACCTACCTGAAAAGGCTAGAAATAGATTTGAAGCTATCGCAACAGGTAAGGTAACTACTAAGGGTCTTGCTGAGAGAACATATGATGCTACAAAAGCATATGTATCTAAGCGAGATGGTAGTCTTAACAAAGACTTGTTATCTAAGATTCGTCAGGTAGATGAAGACGGTGTGGTAAATATTAATCCAAAAGGTCTTGGGTTAGAAGATCTACCAGATAAAATGAACGCAGAGTTAGCACCAGAATTTATATCTGGACCTACTATTATACCTTTATCCGATTCAGATAATTTTGCTATATCCTTTATGGATAAATCTTGGGATTATATGGGTGAGGCAAATGCTCGTTTCTCAAGAGAGCCTCTAGTACTAGAAGCAATTATTAGAACTCGTAAAGATATGAAAGCATCTGGCTTTGAGGATAATATTACTGCTAGATTTACCGCTAATAAATCAGGTAAAGCATTAGAAGATGCTAAACTAGAGGCTGAAAAGCATATAGTTACACTTGCTGAAGATTTAGCAAAGAATAGAGTTTTATCCTACGTAGATAATCCTGCAGTTCGCAGTCAGTTAGCTATGTCTGTTCGTAACTTCGCTAGATTCTATCGGGCAACTGAAGACTTTTATCGCCGTATATATCGCACTGTTAGATACAATCCAGAATCATTAGCAAAAGCATCATTAACTTATGAAGGTGTAACTCATTCTGGTTTTGTTCAAACAGATGATAATGGAGATCAATACTTTTTCTATCCAGCATTAACACCTGTCTATAAGGTAATGGGTGGGGTTGCCAATCTATTTGGCGTTAAAGATGCTTTCCAGGTTCCAATGCCCGTAGAGTTTGGTGCAAAGTTAAAGATGATTACGCCATCTTTAAATCCAGATTCTTTGTTCCCAACTTTTGCTGGACCTATTGCATCCTTCCCATTAAAGATGTTGGGAAATATAGTACCGCAAATTAAGGATCTTGAGCAGTACTTGCTCGGTCCTTACGGTGAAGATCAACCTATGATTTCTGCTGTACTACCATCTCACCTTAATAGAGCGTTAGCTACTCTTAATAGAGATGAACGTAATTCTCAATACGCTTCTGCTTTCCGTAAAAGTGCAACCTATCTTGAGGCCGCAGGTCACGGTTTAAAGCCAGTATTTAATGAAGCTACTGGACAGTTTGAAGCACCATCTGCTGGTGAAATAGCAGCATATCAGGACAAGTTGCAAGCATCTACAATTACAGTTTTAGCTATGCGATTTCTATTTGGATTCGTAGCACCAGCATCACCACAAGTAACTCTAAAGTCAGATATGGCTAAATGGGTAAGAGAGAATGGTGCTACCAACTTTAAACAAGTATTTAATCAACTAGTAGAAAAATACGATAGTATTGATAAAGCTACTGAAGAGTGGATTAGATTATATCCAGATCAAATGCCTTACACAGTATCTGAGTCAGATCGCAATACTGTTGCTTGGGTACGAGCAGTTGAAGATGCTGGAAACTGGATTGATCAGAATGATACTTTATTGAAGAAGTATCCACAGGGTGCTGCTTTCCTAATACCAAGAGTCGGTGAGTTTGATTTCAATGCTTATAAGTTGTTATCAAAGTCTGGTATTAAGCGAAACAAGACATTAACCGAGTTCTTGACAGATGTAAGTTCAGCTAAAGATATTCAATATTACTATCAACAAAAGGATAGTTTTGAACAACAGATATCTATGTTGCCTTCATCTCCAATGAAGTCTCAACTTCGCAATCAATGGCAAACTTGGTCAGAACAATATAAGGGTGCTAGACCATTACTACAGGATAAACTTGGTGCAGGCGGTCAACGTCAAATTGAAAGAACTAGAGCACTAGAAGATCTACGTAGATTAGTAAATGATCCAGAGGTTACTACTCAAAAGTCATCCAAGTTTGCATTAAGTCAAATGGTTTTGGCTTACGATAACTACACATCTCAACGTGACTCTATTACCTTTGGTGGAGGTCAGGCTCAAGAATTTAACGATATGTTGAAATCTAATATCAAGACAGAGTTAGAAAGAATAGCGTCAACAAATTCAAATGCTCAAGCAGCATATGATGTTCTATTCTCTAGGTTAATAGGAGACTAATAGTGTCAATGACAAATCCGTTACCACAACAAGCAGGTTGGCAGGGTCAGATAGTACAACCTGGCTCTACTATGTCTAGTGGAACAGCCTCTGGAGCTGGGACTGGCAACGCAGATGCTATCTACATTAATAATCTTAGTAATGAAAAGCGTAAAGCTCTTGCTGTTTTATTAAATAATGCTGGAATCAAAGTTCCTAAAACTGGCAATTTCTCAATGCTACTTGTTGCTGGATTTACCCAAGCTAAACTTGCGGCGCAGTTTGAAAAACAAGCACTAGGTCAAACAGTTGATCCTAAGGATCTAATAAAAGTAACTACCGATTATTTAATAAAGACTGTGCCTGAGGTACAGGGTGGTGGGGCAGCAAATGTTAAAGCTACTATTTCAGATCCTACTACCGCAACTGCATTAATTAATGCAGTAAGCCAGAACCTCGCTGGTCGTGGCGCTACAGAAGAAGAACTTTCTATGTACCTACCAGCACTTCGTAGAGCACAAGCAGCAAATCCAGTTGTATATGGAGACACTACAACTACTGGTGGTATAAATGAAGAACAATTTTTAATTGAACAAATTTCACAAACAGATGAAGTAAAGGCTAACAAAGTTCTTGGATTTTATGATGCCTTTAAAAATGCGATAGGGGTTGTCTAGTGGCTGCAAAACTTCCGGATAATTCATACGTATCTCAGGTTATTAACTTTGGTCTTGATAAAAGAATACCATTAGGTGTAGTCAACGCTGTATTTTCTAGGGATGGCGGAATACTTGGCTTTGTAACTGATGGTAAGTTTTATGATTTAGGTTCAAAACCAGCGAAAGCTGCAGCCAAAAAAGTTGAAACAGGATTTGATATTGATGAACTGAATAAGAGTTTGCCTGATGGTGGTATTAATATAAAGTTTGTTAAAGATTATTTAACAAGTGATAATCCAATATTAGCTGATGCTGCCGAAAGAATTATACAGTTACAATCTGTCGGTATTTGGGATATGAATGGTAAACCAAAGACTATGGCTAGTGCCAAAGAATTTGGGAGACTAAGTGTTACCCAAGCTCAGATTGATGCAGAGGCTGCTCGCATTAATACACAAAGACAACAAGCCGCAAATAAAGATTTTCAAAAGAAAAAAGATGCTAATGCTGCTGCTCAAAATACAGGTAATGCTTTACCCTATCCAGATCTAAGTAATGCTCCTAAAGAGATTGCAAAAGTAGAATCAGTTAGTGGTCTTAAACCTAGTTCAAGTGGTGGTCAAGAAGGTGCTACACCACGTTACACACCTGGTAATTACTTTACATACCAAGGACCTATTAGCCAGGGTGGTAAGCCAGAAAATAATGTATTAGTTGGTGGCGCTACTGGTGGTAAAGCAACTGGTGGATCTAATGCAGGAACTGGTGGCACTGCAGGTACTGGTGGTGGAACTACCATACCAAAGGGTAGAAAAACTCCTTACAATATTGATGAAATTTATAGTTTAGTAGCACAAAACTACGGACCTATTGATCTAATATTTAAGAGTAATCCAGAGTTAAAAGAATTATTACTTAAATCAATAGGTAAAGATCAAGTACCTGGTACTGGTGATGACTACACAGCAGATCAATTTACTAAGATGCTTGAGAATACTTCTTGGTTTAAATCTAATGCCAGTGCTATTCGTCAAAGAGGATTCTATAAACGTCAATATGACGAATTACGCAAAACTACAGATGACCTAGCTTCCCTAGATAGAACCAGTGAGTATGGTCGTGGGTTAACAGCGACTAAGCAAAGAGTTTCAGATGCTGCTAAAACTGCAGGTATTTCTCTAGATGCTGATACTTTAGATTTGGTATCAAGAGATATTTATGATCTTGGGTATGAGAATACTCCAGCAATTATTCAACAACAAATTAGAGCAAGACTTAGATATGCACCTGGTCAAGTACTTGGTGGTGCTGCTGGTGCAAGCCTACAAGATCTAAAGGCAACTGCCGCAGCTAATGGTTTAGACTTAGATAAAAACTTTGGTACACAATTGCAGACTTGGCTACAGAATATAAATCAAGGAGAGTCTGTTGAAACCTATAAACAGATTATTAGGGGAGCAGCTAAACTAGGTCTACCTGATAAAGTTGGTAGTCTATTAGATCTAGGTGTTGATTTAGATACCGTCTATCAACCATATAAGAATATTATGTATCAGGTTCTAGAAGTAAATCCTGAGACTATTAATGTTAATGATGCAACTTTACGCAAGGCTATAGGTCCAGATAAAGAGATGAGCCTTTACGAGTGGCAAGACTTTTTAAAGAAAGACCCTCGTTGGCAATATACAAATAATGCTAGAGAGTCAGCATACGATGCTGCAAGAACTGTCTTAAAAGACTTCGGGATGGTGGGTTAATATGGCTAGTTATTTTAATTACTATACGGGTGAATATGTTGACTCACCTGAAAAGATTAGACCAAGAGCAACACCTGGTTCTGCTTTAGAACAAGAACAAAAAGATGCAGGTATTATTGTTTCTACAACTCCAACATTAGCTACTGGACCAACCATTACTAATACTTTTTATACTGGTGTAGGATCTAATAGAGTAAAGGTAGATGTTTATTCAGATGGTACTACAAGACAAACTGCAGCACCTGAGGCAACAGCACAACCTGCTGCTGTTACTAAAACTGTAGTAAGTACTTATACAGATCCACAAACAGGGGATGTATTCAGTGTATTTAGCGATGGGTCTAAGGCTAAGTTAGCAACTGGTGGACAAGAGCAGGCTAAAAGACAATCTGCCTACGATGTATTATTAGAACAATTTTCTCAATATGGAATGGAATCTTTAGTTACTCCATTAAGAGATTTAATTACAACCTCCGTATCACCATCAGAATTTGCATTACGTCTACGTCAATCAGAGCAATATAAACAACGTTTTGCTGGAAATACAGCAAGAATTGCCAAAGGTTTAAAAGCATTAGATGAAGGAACTTATATTGCCCTTGAGGATAAGTATCAATCTATTATGCGTAACTACGGATTACCAGCATCCTACTATGCTAAGGGTGACTTGGGCCGTCAAGAAGGTTTTGAAAAACTAATTGCTAATGACGTATCTGCTACAGAACTAGAAGATCGTATACTCTTAGCACAAGATAGAGTGATTAAAGCAGCACCTGAGATTAGTGCTGCGCTCAAGAAGTTTTATCCTGATATCACTAATGGCGATATCCTTGCTTATACTCTTGATCCAACAAAGGGATTAAGTGATATTAAGCGTAAGGTAACTGCAGCAGAGATTGCAGGAACTGCATCTAAGTATGGTCTGACTACATCTGATATTGATGCTGAGTATTTAGCTAGATATGGTGTAACTAAAGAAAAGGCAGAACAAGGATTCTCAACAGTTTCTAGCCTACTATCTCGTGGTAAAACACTTGGTGATATATACCAGACACCATACACACAAGAGATGGCAGAGGTTGAAGCATTTGGATTACCTTCATATGAGGAATCTAGAAGACAACGCAGAAGACTCGCAGGGCTTGAAAGAGCAGAATTTAGCGGTCAAGGCGGAGTAACTAGTGGAGCACTGGGCAGAGAACGAGCCGGCTCCTTTTAAATAGACCTGCCATCAGAACTACCGGCCTGATGGAGAGATAACAATACCGGTAGTAGAAGCCATACAGATATCCCCGAACTGTATGAGGTCTACAACAACTACAACGAATGGGAGATGGACTATGTCCAACTACGACTACGAGGATGATGACCTGGAAGATACAGGTAATGATCTCGTTAAATCACTACGCAAAGCTAATAAGCAAAAAGATAAAGAGTTGGCAGATCTTAAAGCTAACTTTGAGTCTTTAAATAAAGCGCAAAGAGAACGAGCAATCAAAGACACCCTTGCAAGTCGTGGGGTAAATCAGAAGATCGCTTCATTTATCCCACAGGATATAGACCCAACTGAGGAGTCTGTATCAAAATGGCTTGAAACAAACGCAGATGTGTTTGGACTTCAAACCGAAACACCCCAACAACCTAATGTAGATCCTGCTCAAGCGGCAGCGTATAAGAAGATGAGTGCAGCAACTGAGGCTGGTATGACACCAGATCGCAGTACTGATGTATATCAAAGACTTATGAACGCTAATACCCGTGAAGAGTTAGATCAAGTCATTCGGGAGTCGGGGCTTTAAATCCTACTAACGAAAGGCAATACCTAAATGGCTCTACCTACAGGTAGTTTCACCGGTACTGCTGATATCAGCAATCTCGTAAAAGCTGCGTATGATCAATACGTAAGAATGGCGCTTCGCTCCATTCCAGTAATGCGAGCCTTGGCAGATGTCAAGCCAGTACAACAGGCAATGCCAGGATCATCAGTTGTATTCTCAATCTATTCTGACTTAGCAGCAGCTACTTCTACACTGACAGAAACTTCCGATGTTTCCTCAATTGCTCTTGGTAACCCATCACAGGTTACAGTAACACTTAACGAGTACGGTTCAGCCGTAACAACAACTAAGAAGTTAAACCTAACTTCTTTCAACGATGTAGATGCAGCTCTTGCTGACATCATTGCATACAACGCTGCAGACTCTATTGATGCTGTAGTAGCCGCAGTTCTAACTGGTGGAACCAACGTAATTTACGGTGGAAACGCTACAACAACTAATACGATTGATTCAGCAGATACAATCTCTGTTGCTGATATTCGTAACGCTGTTACAGAACTACGCACCAACAAGGCTCTGCCTCGTCTAGGTGAGTTGTACGCAGCATATCTACACCCACGTCAAGCAGCCGACCTTCG